GAACGGGCACAACCTTCCTGCCGGACTACATCGCCTCGCTGTATGGCGGCATCTTCGTCAAGGTCGCCGAGGTAGAAGTCCTGGACAACATTGAGCTCTACGCCATGTCGATGGTCACCTCAGCCAAGCGCGGCGCTGTGGATCTGGAAATTGCCAAGGCCCTGGCGGACGGTTCGATCTCGAGCGATGAGGCCGAGGAAATCCTGCGCTCCCATGACGCCCACATGTCCGCCCGCCACGCCGAGGTGCTGTCAGCAATCGCGCTGCACCGGGCCCGCTCGGGGGCTGCCGCATGAGTACCAGCCATTGCGACTACCAGGACATGCTCAAGTCTTCTGCATTGCATTACCTACAGCGCCATCAAGCCGAACATTTGAGCGGTGACGATCAGCTGTTCACTCGTGCGGTTTGCCACCTGGTTGCGGACCACAACGTATCCGACCCCACTGCTGAGAAAGCCGTGCACCTGGCCATGAACGACCTCGGCCTGGGCGCACCTGATCGCTCGCCATCCCGCGCAGCGCTTACCTAATTCCTAATCCTTCGCCCGCCCCGCTTGCTGTGGGTTTGGGTGAGTTGCGTCCGTAGTCGAGGTTTTCATGGAGAACAAGGTGTTGATCAAGGCGGAAATGAGCCCCGAACAGGCCAACGCTCTGCTGGCTTCCATCAAGTCGGATTACAGCGCTGCGCTGAACGAGCTCTGGTACGCGGACACGTATCGCTATGTACCTGAACAGGACCGGCACACCGCAATCGTCCTGAAAAACCCCGCCATGGGCGCGCAACGTCGGCTGATCGGCGCTCTGGCCTATAGCCTCAAAACTGCGAAGTAACCGTCATGATGAATGAAGATATCCGCTCCCAGGTACTGCAACGGCTCGAAAGCGACTTCGGGCTCAAGCTCCGTGCCGGCACGAAATACATGCGGGGCGGCACTTGCCCGGCATGCAGCAAGAAAGAGCTGTACGCCCGCCACGACAACCCTTGGCAGATCCGCTGCGGTCGTCCAGAGCGCTGTGGCCACATCGAGCACGTCAAGGATCTCTACGAGGACCTGTTCGAGGACTGGAGCAAGCGCGCACCGGCCACCGAAAGCGATCCGACTGCAACCGCTCGCACTTACCTGGAGTTCGCCCGCGGCCTTGACGCGTGGAAGATGACCGGCTGGTTCAGCCAAGAGTGCTACATCAACCAGGAAACCGGCGAGTCCAGCGCCACGATCCGCTTCCCGCTGCCGAACGGCGGTTGGTGGGAGCGGCTGATCGACCGCCCTGCCCGATTCGGCAAGATGAAAGCGCGGTTCAAGTTCCAATACAGCGCGCAAGGGCAGTGGTGGTGCCCACCCAGCGTCGAGCTGGCCACAGTCAAAGAGCTGTGGATTGTTGAAGGTGTCTTCGACGCTATCGCCCTGGTGCAGAACGACATCAATGCGGTGTCGGCCATGTCGAGTGTGAATTTCCCGATCGAGGCGCTGAAGCAGCTGCTCGAGCAGCGTCCGGGCAACCTGCCCACCTTGGTCTGGGCCTTGGACAATGAGCCAACAGCTCGCGGCTACCTGCAGCGCTGGGCGAAGCAAGCCACAGAGATGGGCTTCAAGTGCAAAGCTGCGCTCATTCCCCAGCGGGACAAGAAGGTCGACTGGAACGACCTGCATCAGCGCTGGCAGTTTGAGGAGGAAGGCCAGACCCGAAACCACAAGCGGAAGCGCGATCTGGCAGCTGCGCGCCATGAAGGCGACTTGCTGTTGGCCGCTTCACCTCGTGAAAAGGCACTACTGATGTATATGTGGGATGAGGGTTTCCCCGAGTTCGCCTTCGACTTCGGCAACCAGACGTACTGGGCCAAGTTCGACCTGTCGAAGCTCGAGGAGGAACAGAAGCAGCTGGACAACAGCGAAGACCAGGACGACCAGCAGCTCAACGACAAGGCCGCGCGCCGCAAGGTGCTACAGAACGTCTGCGGTCTGAAACTGCTGGCCAACTGCCGATTCCATGCGTTGTACAAGCAGGTGAACGACGTCACCAACGAGGCGTGGTTCTACTTCCAAGTGGCCGGCTCGCACGATGACGACGGTGAGAACTTCACCTTCACGCCGAAGCAGATCTCCTCGAGCAGCGAGTTCAAGACCCGTCTGATGTATTCCGGCGCGACCTGGCTCGGCACTCAGAAGCACTTGGACCAGATCATCATTCGGCAAACCGAACGCCTGAAAACCGTAGAAACCATCGACTTTCTGGGCTACAGCCGTGATCACAAGGCCTACATCTTCAATGACATCGCCATCCACGGTGGATCTGTCTACAAGGCCAACGACGAGGACTACTTCGAATTCGGCAAACAACGGGTCAAGTGCCTGATGAAGTCGGTGAAGATCAAGAACGCGCTGGAGGCCAAGGGCTACCGCGAGGACTGGCTGGGTCATCTGTGGACCTGCTTCGGTGAGAACGGAATTCTGGCCCTGACCTACTGGTTCGGCTCCCTGTTCGCCGAGCAGATCCGCGCCGATCATGAGAGCTTCCCGTTCCTGGAAATGTCCGGTGAGCCCGATTCCGGTAAGACCACGCTGATCAAGTTCCTGTGGAAGCTGTTCGGGCGCTTGTACGAAGGCTTCGACCCGGCCAAGAGCTCGTTCTCCGGCCTGAGCCGCGCCATGGGCCAGGTGGCCAACCTGCCATTGGTACTGCTCGAGGCCGACCGGAATACCAACGAAGACAACACCAAGGCCTTCGAGTGGGACCAGTTCAAAGACTTCTACGGTGGCGGCACCTTGCGTACCCGTGGCGTCAAGTCCAACAGCAACGACACCTATGAGCCACCCTTCCGCGCCTCGATCGTCATCGCGCAGAACGCCATCGTGACCGGCCACGAGGCCATCATCAGCCGGATCTTCCGCCTGCCGTTCCTCAAGCCGACGATCACCGAGGAAAGCCGTCGCGCTGCAGACGCGATCGTGCAGACCGAGCTCGAGCATGTCAGCCACTTCATGATCAAGGCCATGCGGGCCGAGCCGAAGATCCTCAAGCGCTTCGCCAAGCTGTATCCCAAGTACCGGGCCGAACTGTGGGCCAACCGCAAGCTGACGTCGGATCGGGTCATCAAGAACCACGCCATGATGCTGGCCCTGGTTGACTGCCTGCAGCTGGTGATCGAGATCCCGGACCACATGGTCCAGGCCTGCCGCAAGTACGTCGCGAAAGCTGCCAGCGAGCGTCAGGCGGCGATCACCACCGACCCGAAAGAGGTGAACGAGTTCTGGCAGGTCTACGACTACCTCGAGTCGCTACCGGAGGCCCCGCTGGTCAACCACAGCAAAAAGCCTGGGGAGATCGCCATCAACCTCAACCAGTTTGCCGAAGTCGCCCTGGAGCACCGGCAGCGCCTCCCTGAGCTCTCGACGCTACGCCGCCTGCTCAAGGACTGCCGTGCACACCAGTGCCTGGCTGAGCAGAAACGGGTGGAAAGCTTCATCCGGTCCCGGCAGCAGGACATGGCACCGACCACCCGCATTCCATCCACCGTCCGCTGTTTCATTTTCCGGGAGTAACCACCATGGAAATCCAAGTGATCAACAGCTCCAGGGAAGCCGAATCGCCGGACCTGGTTGCGAGACTCAACCCACCAGGTGGTGGCCTGCCGATCGTCCAGGCCAACGCGTATGCATCTGATGGTTTGTTGGGAATTTTGGAAGTACTCGCTGCTCGTGGCGAGCGCGAAATTATGGTCATGGACTGCACGCGGGACCACGTGCAGGCGGTTTTGGAATGGAGCACCTGCAACGACGAGGGCCAGCTCCAAGATCTGGAGATCTTCCTGGTGCGCCGAACGTAGCGGCCGCACTGGGGAAAGGGCCGGCGATAGCCGGTAAATGAATGGTGCCGAGGAGATTGCAGCTCCCCGGCACCGCCACCACTGAGGGACGAAAGATGGAATCAAACACCCAAAGCAGCGGTTCCGCGAAGCCTACCACAACCGGGGCAGGCAATAGCCCGCGCCTGTTGGCCATCAGCGTCATTGGTGCCGCCCTGGTCGACCACCAGGTGCACCGCTCGGCCACCACACGCGCCCGCCTCGAGGGCGCCGCTGACATGGCCCAGCGCCTGGGAGTGCTC